AAGGCCATGACCTGCGACCACGGAAACGGATCGGGAGTGCTGTTGGCTGCTGGGTGGGTGCGCGGCGTGGTGTCTTGGTTCACGCTCACGCAGCGAGTGATCCGTCTTCCGGGCCGCCAAACGTGGCCGCGAGCAGGTCCGATACGATTTTCGCATACCCCAGCGCGCCGTCCTCGCTGCGCAGATCACGCACTTCCTCGTCTGTCAGCACATGTCCCGCGCCGCGCAGCCCGGCAGCGATCACCCGCTCCATGTCTCTGGCCGATAGCCGTCCGGAGCCGAAGCGTTCGGTAAGCGCGGTGAGGTCATCAACGCCGAAGACATGCTCGAGTTCGGCCAGCGCGCCCAAAGTGAGGCACAACGTCCATGTTTTGTCATCCAACCGCGCTTCGATTTCACCCCTGTGGCGGTTGACCATTACGCGTCCGCCTGGAACGTCAGCGAGCCGGCGGATTCCAGTGCGATGTCAAACGCCACCTCACCATCATGCTCTCCAGCATATTCCAGACTGACAATCTGAAACGGACCGGAGACCGTTCCGAAGTCTGGAATGATCAGTGACCAGGTAACGATGGTAGCGTTGAAAAAGGTCTCGCGGATCAACGCATCAGACTGAGCGTCTTTGAATATTCCGGCACCCGACACGGACGCCCTCTGGACGCCCGCTCCACCCAACAGTTCACGCCACCGGCCCGCACTTTGGAAGTCCGTAACATCCACCGTGGCCGCGTTGAAAGCGATGCGGCGTGAGCGCATTCCGGCAACCGTGACGGCGTCTGTTTGCCCCGGTGGCACCATCTTCAATAGAAGATCTTTTCCTTTTTGAGCTGACATTCCGTTTTCCTTTCTTAACTCCAAGCGACGCCGACCGAGGTCGGACCATCCAAAGTCATCGGGGTTCGGTCACTCCCCGAAACCTGAGGACCCCTTGTCTGTGTCTTGAGTTGCGGTCCCTGCGATGCTCCCCCAGTTGAAAACGGAGGTTTACGAGTTCGGTGTTCGCCATGGCCGGGAGGTCTGCGGCAAGCACCCGTTTCACGTGAGCTTCGAGCTTGGACAGTTGCCCGCGACCTTTCTCGTCGGTCCAAATGTGAACGAAGAAGACGATCACCTCACCGTCTTCGGTCGCAGTGCTCCAGTCACTGGTGAGCTGGCGGCCAAGAACGATGTACGGAAAGGCTGCGCGTTCCGGCACTTGGTCAAACAGCCGACCGGGCCCCAGTTCAGCGAGCAGATCTGCGTCAGCGGCAAGAGCCTTGAAGACGGCTTCATGCAATTGTCCTGCGGCGGAACTCATTGCTCGCTTCCTTCCAAGACAGTGTTTGTGTCAAAGCCATCGGTGAACAGATCATGATTGCTTCGGGCGTGTTTGAACGCCGACGCGCTGCGTACCCGGCGAAGGAAGATTTGCGGTTCGTTGCCTTGCAATAGAACATCCGCCCGCCCTTCTTCACCGTTGGAAGCCAGTTGGGTTTCCAGCCGTGCTGCAATCCTCTCAGCCACCGCCATCAGGCGCGCTGGCAGCCTTCGGTTCGGCGCAAGGGTCATCGCCCCGTCTCCCGCGTCCGGCAAATCAGATAAGCACCGCGTTCATCCGGATCGTGCACGGTCTCGATCGCAAAGAAGCGATCGTCCATGACCAACCGCCAGCCGCTTGAGAGATCGACACGTTGGCGCAGCGTGATATCGTGAAACGTGTCTTCGATCTGCTGCTGTGCGCGTTCGTCCGTCGTTTGACGCACGGGTTTCAACTCGCACCACACCGTGGCGACATGCTCCCAGTTCACATTCAGACCGCCGCAGCCGTCTGATGTTTCAACCGGGCGCTGCAGATTCATAGGCCGGGACAATGCGCCGGCGTCAAACCGTATGGCGCGCATCAGAGACGCACCTGACAATAGGGCCGAATCAGTGTTTCAAAGCCGGGAGGTATCGAAACGGGTTGCTGATCCGCAGGAACAGCACCACGAAACTCGTACCAATGAGCCACCAACATCAAAATTGCGTGGCGTAAGGCACCAGGGATTTCCACGCCTGTGTCGGCCATGCCAACTGTGAGGTCGATCTCCACGCCATTGGCCGCCTGCGCTGGCAAAACGGTCTGCGCAAACCCAATTCGGGTCTGGTTTCGGGTTCGGTCGATCCAAGCTTCTTGCGCGGTCAGAATACGCGGCGTCCCGTCCTGGGAGTAAATCGTCACAGTGCTGATGGATTGCACCGGGAGCACGCGCGCGCAGACCTCGCGATCTGGACCCAGACGGGGCTCATATTGCCGCCAAACCTGCGAGATCAGTTTTTGACCCGTGGCGAACTCAACATGTTCCCGGGCAACCCGGATCAGGTCAGAAATTAACGCGTCTTCCAAAGATTGGTCGATGCGCATATGCGCCTTGGCGTCAGCCGCCGCTACGGGTTCCAGGGCCGGTGGAACCAAAAGTGCGATTGTCATGTTTGTTTACCCTCGAGTTGACGAATGGTGTGGAAATGCAAACGGCCCCGCTCGTAAGAACGGGGCCGCGGTTCGGCGTTTGGGCGATACGAGGGAGGAGACTACGCCGCGCCGAATTTCACGAGCTTGATCGCATCGAAATCCTGGATGCCGCCACCCACGCGCTTGGTCGTGTAAAAGAGGACGTAGGGTTTTGCAGAATACGGATCGCGCAAGACGCTCACCCCTGCCCGGTCCACCACGAGATACCCTCGGGCAAAATCGCCGAAGGCGATTGAAAGAGAGTCCGTCGCGATGTCGGGCATATCCTCGGCTTCGACAACCGGGAAACCCATCAACATCGCCTGCGCGCCAGCAGTGGCAGGCGCTTGCCAGAGGTAATTTCCGTCAGCATCCTTCAGCTTGCGCAATGCAGCCTGAGTTTTGCGGTTCATCATGAAGCGTGCGTTTTGACGATATCCGGCCTTCAAGGCGTAGATCGTGTCGACCATCACATCGGCACCGGTTGATCCGTCAAAGTCGCCATCCGCTCCCGTGCTGATCGTACCAAGATTGCCCCACGTCCAGGCGCTTTCGTCCACCGTGGTGGCGGTCAGCAGACCGGACGGTTTGTTGATGCCATCACCGTTGACGAAGGCGGCCGATTCCTGTTCGGCAAATGCCGTTTCGACTTCGTCGGCAATCCAGGTTTCCAGATCCACCGCGCTGTCATCCAGCAAGGCCGACGTGGCAGCCGGCATGGCGTAGAGTTCCATCGTGGGAAACTGAAGTTCGGTCAGGGACGGGGTGACCGTCTGTGGTCGCGCTTCGGCTTCACCCACCCAGCCGACGGCCGGGCCGGTGGCAGCAAACGGCTTCTTGTAGACGGAAGATGAAACCTGCCGCACCGACGCCACTGAGCGTACCGGAGAGACCAGCGCCAGACGGCGGCCGATTTCCATAGACAATTCGTCAGGCACGAGATAGCCACCGTCCTGATCGGAGCCAATGGACATCGCCTTGCCTTCGAGACCCCTCAAATCTGTGTCGGAGCCGGAGCGCATGTAGGCGTGAAACGCCTCCTTGTGCTCGTGGGCTGCGGGACTGAACGAACCACCCTTGGCCGGACGGTTCTGTTTCAGCACCAAAGCATCGAGATGGCGCTTCTGCTCGTCCATGGAACGGTTGATACGCTCCATCTTCTCTTCGGTCACAACGTCGCTGGACAGGCGACTTTCGATCTGGTCGAGACGCTCATCATTGGCGTCCTTAAACGCCTCGAATGCGCCCATAAACTCGTCGAATGCGCCGGTGATTTCGGCGGTATTGGACATTTTGGTTTCCGGCGCGAGGCCGGCATCCGGGTTTTTCATAGTCTGCTCCTGAAAGTGGCCCGTTTGGTGCGGGCGGGTGCAACGATCGAGACCGCGCGGCGCAGTGTGCGTTCCAGTTCGGCCTCATCATCGGTGAGTGATGTGTTGGCAGCATCCCGCTTGCCCACGATTGCGTTGAAGCCCTTGGTCATGACCGTGCGAGCTTCCATCCGTGTCAGCCCAGCGTCCCGCGTGAGCCAACGTTCGAATTCTCTTTTGCTGGGCAAGCCGTTTGATGGTTTGCCCTGCGCGGATTTCACCTGTTCCACCCGCGCCTGTGGCAGCATGGGAAAGGTCACAACCGAGATTTCCCACAAATCCGCATCTGTGATGGTGCGAACGCCGGTCTTGCGGTCCAGCGTTGATCGGCGGGTGCGGAACCCGATGGAAAGGCCGTTCACGGCCCCGTCTCGCATCAGTTCCAGTATTTCTGCGCCACGTTTGGAGGTTCGGGTGATTTTCCCTTTCACAAACAGCCCGTGAGTGTCTTCCCGGATGACCTGCCAAGTGCCAATCGGGTCGGACGGGTCGTGTTGAAACAGCATTCGCACACCGCCCTGTCCCTTTTCGCGAAGGGAGCGCGCAAACGCACCGCGTTGCATCCGGTCGCGACCCAGGTCGACTTCACCAAAGACACTTGCATAGCCACTGAAAGAGCCGTCTTCGGCCAGTTTCTCCAGCGGGATCTGCAGTCGTTTGGTTTCAAACCGCGCTGCGTTGGCTGGCGACGTGTTGCGATTGGAACGCTTGATCAAACCGTTCATTTCTGTCCCTTTTCTGGCGGGTTGAAAGGCATTGGAGCGGCCTTGGTCGGGGTCCAGCGATCGTGCAAGCGGTGCAACACGCCCAGCGCCCACCAGGCGCACAGACTGGCCAGTGTCGAACCAATCAGTGTGATTTCGAAAACCGACAAGTGTTTCAGCAGCCCCAGTGTTTCTGCGGTTTTTAGTCCCACGGTGGAGCCAAACACGAGGCCGGTGATGAGGCCGACAGCCAGCCGCAGCGCCGCTTCGCGGCGGCCTCGAGGTAGGATGTAAGCCAGTGAAATGATGGACCCGGCGATTGAACCGATAAGCTTGGCTCCAATAATGAGCGGGGTAAGCCCTTCGAGCATCACCGAGATTTCGGCAGCTGATGCCCGCACCACATCCTGCAAGGCCATCACACATCCTCGCGACGGGTATCTCCGTCATCATGCGGTGGATAGCCGACGGCTTGCCGTTTTTCGCCTCTCGTCAAGAACGTCGCTTCGTTCAAACGCCGCCAAAGGGCATCACGTTCGCCCGCCAAACCATCCATTCGGTCGAGATCGATCGTGAGCAAGGGCACGTCTTCGTAGTGCGGTGAAAGCCAGTGGTTGAGTCCGTCCACAATCCGGTTTGCCAATGGCAGCAGGGTCTGGCGCACGAAGGCGCGGTTGGCTTCTTGATAATTGGAATAGGTGTTGTCGCCCGGGATACCCAAAAGCATGGGTGGAACCCCAAACGTGAGTGCGATATCACGTGCCGCAGCGTTGCGTGCTGAAACGAAGTCCATGTCCCGCGGGCTGTAGCCCATCGCTTTCCAATCAAGCCCACCTTCCAACAGCAGCGGACGACCTGCGCGAGCCGCTCCCGTGTATCCATCTTCAAGTTCCGCTCTGAGACGGTCGAACTGCTCTCCGGTCAAGTTTCCGCCCTCCTTCGCCTCATAAACCAAGGCACCGGACGGACGGGCACTGTTGTCCAACAATCCCTTGTTCCAGCGGCTGGCTGCATTGTGGACGTCAAGGGCCATCAACGCCGCTTGCAGCGGTGGAAAGCCCGACACGTCGTCAAGAGGATGAAACTGCGCCAAATGGAACACGGGCATCCGGCCATCGTTATCGGGTCTTAAAACTTCCTTTTGCGCCCCGGTTGCGTGTTCGTAACCGGTCACCCAGCCGTCCCTGTCAGTCAGCGCCCGCACCCTGTCTGGGCGAAGCAGATGCAACTCGCCCGGCCCGTCCAGACCATCGATGCGACGCAGGTAGGCGTTGCCGGAAACCAGAAGGTGACCAACCATGACTTCAACCCACTCCCGTCCGCTTTGCATGGCGTTCGGGCGGCGCAACAGGTGCGTCAGCGGATGGTCGGCCAGTTCATCACGTTCATCCACCAGCACCATCGGAACCGCGGCCGTGTTTTCCGCAATCAGCCGCACGCATCGATAGACAACGGGATTTTGCATGAAGCCTGCCCGTGCCAATGATCCGTAGTCGGCGCGGGACCAGTGGGCGGCTGGCGACGAAGACAATGAAAATGCGCCAGGGGAGATCCCGCCAGACGTCATTTTCGCCTGGTTGGCTGCGCGTTCGGATTGACCCGTTTCAAGACGCACCGGTGTGTTCGCTGGACTGAACCAGCGCAGTGGATTTTTCATACTGTGTCCTGATGGTTGGCCGCACACAAAGTACGGCGGTCATGGTCGTCAGAGCGTGCGGGCACGCGGATTGGGTGGGCTTGACTGGCTCAAACTGAAGAGTGCCCAAACAAGCGCATCCAGTCGATCCGGCGATCGCCCTGAAGGCAGACCATCCAATCCGAAATTGCACATTTCGTCTTCCAGCTCGGGAAAAGTGCCGACATGGCTTACCCTTCCCAATTCATAGAGATGCGCAACTGGTTCGGCCCTTACCCATTTGCCGCGTTTCGCCTTCACCTGACGGACCGGCAACGCAGCACGCTCGGCGTGCAATACACGCTCCGCCATATCGCCGCCCTGGTTTGTTTCAATCACCACACAGTCGGCTTCGAACCTGTCGTAGGCACCCAATACCTGACGTGCCCAGCGCTCGGGTGAAAGCCCCTGCACGGTTTCATCGGCGATAACGTGCAGACGCCCGTCCTCGCAAACCCCGGCAACCACAATACCGCAGGCGTCCGAAGTTGCGGTCGCTGTCACTGGCGGATCAACGGCAACGACGATGCGCGCCAGATCCGGCTTGGTCACACTGCGGTTCCTCTCGATCATAGCGCGGGACCACAGCGCATCAGGGCGATCTTCTATCAATTCGCCATTCAGTTCCTGCCGGCCCAGACGGGTACCAGCAAAAGTCGCAACGATCCGTTGCAAATAGTCTGGCGCAAGGTTTTTGGCGTTTTCTTCCGTCTGCATGTGCGAGAGCACCGTGCGCTCGTCCTTCAAAATCTGTTTCAGCAGCGGAACCGGCCGGGGCGTTGTCGTCACTACCTGTTGAGGAAAGCTTCCCAGCCGCAATCCGAATTGCAGGTTGTTCCACGTCTCTTCAGCCCGTTTCCACTTGCTCAGCTCATCACTCCAGGCGAAGCAAAACTGCGGGCCGCGTAAACCGTCCGGGTCTTCTGCAGAAAACACCTGACCAATCGCTCCGTTGGGCCATTCCAGCCGCCGCCTCGACGCGATCCAGTTTGGTCGGTCAGGCGTCGGATGAACCCCAAGAAGCCCGGATTCGCCTTCCACCATCACTTCGCGCGCATCTGCAAATGTTTCCCCCACCAGAGCGACGCGCCCTGCCCGACCGCCCATCATGACGGTTCGCACCCATTCCGCGCCAGCACGAGTTTTTCCCGAACCCCGTCCACCTAAAAGCAGCCAGGTGGTCCAGTCGCCAGACGGAGGAAGTTGCTTTTCAGAACCCAAGAGGGGCCAAGTATAGACAAGTCTTTCTAGCGTGGCTGTGTCCAGCGTTTCCAACTCATCCTGCAACACCCCCTTCAAACCCATATTTCGCAACCAGTTGCGCAAGGCGGCGATCAAGGTCTTCGCTTCTGGTGCGGCTCGGCCCGTCCTCGTCGCTGGCCGCTCCGTCTTGTCGGTGTTGCGCAACGCGGCTCTCCGTGTCCTGCCTGAATTTTGCTTCTAGATCGGCGAGTGACTCAATGGTCTTTGCAAAAGCTGCAAGCGCCCTTGCGCTCTTTTCGTCCACCACGCTGTCGCGGCTTTCGGCATCAAAACGGTCCAGTTGCACTTCCAAAGAGCGCGACAATTTCATCAGCAGGGCCCCCGTACCGACGGCTCTCTGCCAGCCCTGTGCAATCGCACTTTCAAAAACCGTTTGGCCGCGCAGGCACCATGCCTGTTGCAAAAGGTCCAGTGGTGCCCCCCAGATTTCGTAGAGCTTGCGAATAGCACCCATTCGGATGGTCGCAGACGTCAACTCCGACCTGTCCAAGCCTGCATCGTTCAAGTTGTGATCATGGCGGATGGGCACCTGCTTGCCTTCGTAATCATTGCGCCAACGTCTCGAACCAGTTCGTGTCAGATCGGCGCAAAACCGAGCTGCGATGCAAAAGAGCGATGATTTTTGGGAACAAGAAACAGCAAGCATGAAGACCGGGTTGGCCCTGCGTTTTTGCCCATTTCTTCGATTATGCCTGCAGCATACAGATTGACCGCAACGGCGTCAAGGACTTTTTTCCTAGGATATTAATCTTTTTTGTCGCTGCTCTATCTGGGCAGTTCGTTCACCCAGTCCACCAGATGGAACTCGTAGTCTTCGGGCGAAAGCCCATCCTCGCTGATTGTGCGGCCACGCACGCTGGCTCCTGACGTGTGAACCGAGTCGGGATCGCCGGAGATCAACGGATGCCAATCGAAAAGCGGCTTGCCTTCATGGAGCAACCGATAGGCGCAGCTGGGCGGAAGCCACTTGTAAGCCTCGATATCGCTGGGCTCGAGCTTGACGCAGTCCGGCACAGTGGCAAAGCGGTCGTCATAGTCCCGGCATCGGCAGGAGGCATCATCGAACAGAGTGCAGGCGATGTTCGTGAAGTGGATTTCACCCGTGTCCCAGTCTTCCAGTTTGTTGAGGCAGCACCGGCCGCATCCATCGCAAAGGGACTCCCATTCGGCGACGCTCATCTCTCCCAACGACTTGGTTTCCCAGAACGGCACACTGGCTTGCACCTCGGTTCCGTCGCGCGAAGGTGAAGTCTTGATCTTGGTCAAACTCGGCTCCAAGCCTTGCCCCTATGGTGCAAATGGGAGAAAACACTCTCACGCCCAATAACGCCCTGTTCGACTTGAAAACAAGCTGAGAACGCATCCCGATGCGCAACCCGTTCGCGCCCAAACGTAAACTGTCCGCATGGACACAGATGATGCGCTTCGACTCCTGGGTCGATGACGGTGTGTATCGTACCTTGTCCGGCGGCAGTGAGTTTTGGGAATCGCTGACAATCTTCTTCCGCCGGTTTCGCGTGTACGGCTTCAAGAAAGGCGTCGTGGAACTGTCCTGCGAAGCGCTGACAGTCGGTGTTGCAGGGGCAATCCTCATGCTCGCGCTCGCCAAGCCCGCTTTTGAAGAAACTGAAAAGGATTGGCGCACCCAGCGCCAGTACTCGGTTCAGTTTCTGGACCGGTTTGGCAATGAAATCGGTCGACGGGGTGTCCTGCACAACGAAGCAGAACCCATCGAAAAACTGCCGGATCATTTCATCAAGGCTGTGCTGGCAACGGAAGATCGCCGGTTCTTCGACCATATCGGTCTCGACTTCCTCGGCCTTGTGAGGGCGATGATTGAAAATGCGCGCGCGAACTCGGTTGTGCAGGGCGGTTCGACGATCACCCAACAATTGGCCAAAAACCTGTTCCTCACCAATGAGCGTACGCTGGACCGCAAGATAAAGGAGGCATTTCTCTCGCTCTGGCTGGAATACAATCTGACCAAGAAAGAGATTTTGAAGCTCTACCTTGACCGGGCTTATATGGGTGGCGGTGCATTTGGTGCCGCAGCGGCAGCGGAGTTCTATTTCAACAAGAACATCAAGGATGTCAGCCTTGCCGAGGCTGCCATGATGGCGGGGCTTTACAAGGCCCCTGCGAAATATGCCCCCCACATCAACCTCCCATCTGCCCGCGCGCGGGCAAATGAGGTTCTCACCAACATGGTGCAGGCCAATTTCATGACCGAGGGCCAGGTCATCAACGCGCGCCGTCAACCGGCAAGCGTCGTGGAGCGGGAAAAGACAGCCTCGCCAGACTATTTCCTCGATCACGCCTTCGAAGAAGTGAAGAAGCTGGCAATTGGCTTTCCCACCAACACGCTGATCGCCAAGACCACGCTCGACCCGAGCTTGCAGGGCGCAGCCGACGATGCGGTGATCTCTCACCTGCGCCAATATGGTGATGACTACAATGCAAGTCAGGCCGCCATGGCTGTGATCGAACGGGGCGGTGCCGTGCGCGCAGTCGTCGGCGGACGAGACTACGGGGAAAGCCAGTATAACAGGGCGACCAATGCACGCAGACAGCCGG